GAAACACTTCAGCGACTGATAAAACAACGTTGCAGAAGGGGATGAGAACTGCAGCGGCAGTTGCTCGAAGTCTCCGAGATCGGGAGGACGACGGTTACAGGACGCCTATCTTCAAGGACGAGGATGCTGGTAACATCTTAGACACTTGGATGGGAAGATTGGAAGGACTGAAGATGTCGAAAGAGCTGGATACTCTTGAGCGTCGCGAGAAATCGAAGTTCGGACCATATTACGCCGTACCTTGGGATAAATGGAAGGGGAACCTCGACGCGTACTACTCACATAGCAGCGTACCTTACTCCCTTGATAACTCATACTTATCAACCGAAGAGCGGATGTATCTAACCAATTCATTGCGAATTGACAACACCAAATTGCGACAGTACTCCGTCGATGATGCATACAGATTAAGTCGCAAGGGAACGAATTTGGGTCTACCAGTCATGTCGAGTGTGTGGAACGAGGAAACGCTTTCACACTATTTGCCACGATCACGGTCCCTTGTATCAGGACAGGACACGCATCTTTACCCGTTCGTCATGTTTCGCCGAATCCAACCGAATGGCTGGCGTGACAAAGAAGGTAATGTGTACGCCAAGCAGCGTCCAGTGTGGGGAGCCGACCACGCGGAGACGTTTGCGGGTCTTACCGTTCTGTATCCATTACTCGAGCGAATGCAAAATATGCAGGAATTCAGCCACCTGTTAGGAATTGACTATCTAGAAAAGGTTCTTCAAGGCGTGTTACCACGGTATCAGTGGCGGTTATCACTTGATTTCTCAGCCGTGGATGCGACCTTTGGACCTCGGTGGTTACTAGCTGGTCTTGCGTTCGTTAGCGACATAGTAGATGTACACCCCTCATTCCTAGAGGCTCTCTACTATTATTATTCTGAAGGTGACATCGTAACACCCGATGGCACAAAACGGGGTACTCATGGCTTACCAAGTGGCTGCAGCTTGACTAATGTGTTAGAAACGTTATGTCTGCATGCTATTACTTGTTCATATCTTGACAGTATTGGTTGTAAGGAACGAGCTGTGTTTCAAAACGGAGATGATGGACTCGTGCTCGTCAACCAAGAGATTGACTTAGACCATATGGCTGCTTTCTTTCACCTGCGAGGCCTCGTGTTGAATGTGGATAAAACCCTTTTCTCACGTGAGGAGAGTCATTACCTCCAGCGGCAGTTTGTACGCTCTAGTGGCGACCAAGCAGTCATGTCAACAGTCCGTATGCTAGGACGGATACTGTTCTCCGAAAGAGGTGTAGATGTGGGCAAAGTAAACATGAGCGTTGGTGAGTTCTGGACGATTAACACAATTTCGAAACTGGAGAATTGTAAGCGTCATCCATACTTCCGGGAATTTGTTGAATTCGTAAAACAAGGTGACAGGTTCGCCCTCAGAGCGGTACCTGTGTCTGCAAAGATGTCCGTAAACAATCAGATTTTCCAGGCTGTTAACGGTGCACCTGAATTGGGCTCGGGATTTGAATCTTTAGAGACTGTGAGAATCTTAAGGTTACTCGAGGAGTTGCGCGGGAC